AGAGGGGAAGGCCGGGTTTTCACTTGGATCATGTTCTTTTCAGGAAGGTCAATCCCGGCATCATCAGTGGTCATGAAAACAGCCCCATGTTCAGCCAGCTTATTTTTCAGCCGATCAACATTCTTATATCCGGTGATCCGCTTCCGCCAAAACCCATCATCTTCAACCCATTCCGTTTCAATGTACTGCTTCCAGAACAGTTCCTTTGATATGTTCCATCCCAAAAGGCGGCATTGGCTCCACAGCTTTTCATACTTGCCGCCCGTGGGTGTACCAGAAAGAAGGATCACATTTTCAGGGTTCAATTCAAGAATGAACTTTGACCGCTTGGCGGTTTCGTTCTGGATCAGTGAACTTTCATCAAGCATCAGTGTGAACCCGGAAAGGGTTTTCAAAATCTTCCGTCTGAAGGTCAGTTCATAATTGATCACACCGATCATCAGAGTTGGAACCTCACACTGAACCTGTTCAAAGAACCATTTGAAGGTTTTGGGGTTGGTCAGGTTAAACACACAGTTCCGGGTGTAGTGGTCTTGAAAATGTTCAACCCAATCTTGAACCTTTGAACACTGACAAACCACAAGATTGATTCGGGTATTCAGCTTCATCATTTTTTCTGAACCAACAAAGGTTTTCCCAAGGCCCATATCAAGATAATAGGCGCAACGGTTGTGGCCTTCTGTCTGATCAAGGGCCTGTTGCTGGTGCTGGAATAGCGTAATCATTGCACCTGAACCACTTCACCCAAAACCTTCTTGGCATGGGTGGTAGAACCAAACAGCTTCTTCACCACAGCGGCGCAGAACCCGGCGTAGTAGTCGTATGTATCACCAGCGCCACAGGAAACAATGGTTTTGGTGCCATCTCCCCACAACACAATAGTTTTGGGGCCGCTGAAGATAACCTTCTTCAAAGGGGGAACACCGACACGGTGAAGGCGAGAACTGCACCGGCAATTCATCCCGTCCATCAGTTCCGCCACACTCGCCAAGAAATTATTGGCCGGGGTCAGCTTATCTTCCGAAAACCAAAACAGGCCCTTGGAACTTGCGTCATTCTGAACCTTTTCTAATTCCACACCGGCTTTTTTCTTGCTGGAATAGTAGTTCTTCACTACACCAACACACCCGGTATATTTGCCGCCGTACTCCGCATCAGGAAGCACCTTCACGGTCATTCCGATTTGCAACATCTTTATCATCCTTTCTTTGTAGTCAGGCGAACAATGTAAATGCAGTTGCCCACCCGGTAAGCGTCATACTTCTTGGGGTTCTTCTCATTCCACTTGCGCTTATGGGAAGAAACCGTGGAAAGTTTGGTTTTAGCTTCTTTCTCGGTGCCATACTCAAAGCACATATTCTTTGCGTTTCCGCTGGTCAGAAAATCTTCAATGGCTTTGACTTCCTCGCTTTTGGCTCCACCGTTGAAGGCTTTCTTGGGCGGGGCCTGAACATTATATTTAATTTCCATTACATCACCTTCTTACAGAATTTCCGGGGCCGCTATTGTGTCGATAAACAACAAATCTTCAGTTCCGGGAATAGGTTCATACAGGCTGACAGCTTGGGGTTCTTTGGCTCTCTTGCGCCGTTCATTTCCAATGGCCGACCGCATAGCATTACAGGCCACAGTGACAAACTTCACTTTCTGAAGATCAGGAAGGGCAAACCACCGCTTTACACTGATCAGATACCGGAAGATCACCACATCAAACCATTCAGCCCGTTCAAGGCCCTGTTGGTCTAAATACCACCAAACAATATTGATGTTATCTGTGGCAAATTGGGCTTCTTTCGGGGTAAGGGGGCGTTCATAGAACGATTTAGGCAACCGCACACCGCCGCCCACCTCGTTTTTCGCTGGTTTCACTTATTCCCCCCCCCCAATCTGTCAGGCAGTCAAGCCAAAGAAGCTGTTAAACGCTTCAGCGCCCACATACTCCCTGAATTTGGTGGGGTTAATGTAATAGTTCCAGTTGTTCCCGGTGCCGGGAACAGCATTACCGAAAGGCAGAAGGCCACGCTGAAGGCCGATCCTGACAAACTGATCAGATTTGCCCATACACCGGGCCGCTTCCTTCACGCTGATCTTCTTCACCGGGGGCGGGGCATCCTTGGCCGGTGTGCCGCCGTACCCCATCAGGAAATCAAAGGTTGTGCCGGTGGCATCAGCCAAAGCCTTCACCCGCTCCGGGCCGGGGGTGTTCTTCCCCGAAAGATACTGACTGATTGCGGCCTTGGAAGCCCCGGATTGAAGGGAAAGTTCCGCTTGGCTCATATCAGCCTGTTCCATTGCGTTCTTCAAACGCTCTGCAAAAGTGGTGTTCATGCTTATAACCTCCTTAAAAACGGGAATTCAGTTTCCCCAATACTGATCAACCAGCTTATGGGCCATTTCCTTACCCATAGCCCAAACCCATTCTTTACGGGCTTGCTTGGCATCGGCTTCTTTTTCAGCATCTTCCGCCACATGATCCCGGTTCAGGGTATCAGGGTGGTAATAGCGGACAATGGGGGTTCCCCCGTCCACATTGGAAATGGTCAGCTTGATCCGGCCATTGTGATTGAACCAATCATTTTCACACCGGATTTCCAGCCCTTCAGGGCCGGTGGAAGCCGTGAAAATCGCCACATCAGGCGGGGTGACTTCCTGATTGATGTTCAACCGGGGGTGAATCCGGCTGATCAGTTCCCAAGCCTTCCGCTTGGTCAGCTTCACATTCATCTAACATTCCTCCTGAAATTCAACATCACATTCAGCACAGATCACATGAACCTCTTTGGTGGCCCGGATAATGGTTCCGCAACAGGGACAAACATACTTCCGGGAACTTGATCCCCCCCCCTTGCTGGAACCCTTCAAGCCTAAAGGTCGGGGCCGAACAAGGGTGAAACCTTTCTTCCCAAGGCTCTGAACAAATTCAAGGGCTTCCGGGGCAAGTGCGGTTTTATGCCATCCGTACTTTTCACCCTTCTCCACCGTCAGGCCGTGGGTTTCAGCGGTTTCCTTGAACTTCTTATTGTGATAGGTGCCAGATCGGGAAGTGTCCTGAATACCATCCTGAAGGTTTTGAAGATGAACCATTTCATGGATTAGGGTTCCACAGGTTTCTTCAAAGGGGCGGTTCAGATATTCGGCACACAGATTGATTTCATAGTGACCTTCATCTTCCCCGGCCTTCCAAGCCTTCCAGCCAGTACACCAGCCATAGGCCCCACGGGTATGATCCGGGGAAACGGTGATCACGGGCTTTTCCAGCTTATCAGCAAAGAACCGGGCGTTGAACTTTGAAAACAAACTTTCAAGTTCTTCAATAACCGGCTTCAGGCTTACTTCATTCATGGTACTTCCCCCTTATGATGTAGACTATTTGCCTACTTAACAGGCGAAAAAAATAGCCACTCTTTCTTCTTCCGTCAGGTCAAGAAGATCGTACAGGGCTTGAATCTCGTTTGCCCGAAATTCGCTTCTGTTATTGATCTTATTCAAAAGGCCCTGATAAGTAATTCCAATCTTCTCGGCAATAAACCGAAGTTTATAACCGGATTGGTCGATTTTCTCACGCAACAGCTCTGTGTTGGTCATAAGGCAATCACCCCTTTCTTCAATTTGAGTAGGCAACTTGTCTACACTCACATAATATCACCATGTAGGCTGAATGTCAACATTCTTTTTGAAAAACATAAAAAGTTGTTGACAAGACGCCAACAGCGCCATATAATTAGTAACAGAAAGGGGGAATTTACTTGTCTACAATAGGAAGTAGAATCCGAAATCGCCGTGAAGAACTTGGTTTATCTCAAGATGAACTTGGAAAACGACTTGGTTACAAATCCCGTTCTTCAATAAATAAAATTGAACTTGATCAGCGAAACTTAACACAATCTAAAATTAAAGCCATCGCAGAGGCTTTAGAAACCACTCCGGCTTATATCATGGGGTGGGATGAACCTGATCAAAAACTGGATAAAGAAAACCTGAAATTTTTTGATAACCTGTTTCCCATTGAAACAAAAAAATTCCCCTTGATTGGAAATATCGCTTGCGGCAAACCCATCTTGGCTGATGAACAGTTTGAAGCGTATATAGAAGCTGGAGCCAATATTAAAGCTGACTTCTGTTTGAGGGCCAAAGGTGATAGCATGATTGGGGCCAGAATTTATGATGGTGACATAGTTTTTATCCGCAAACAAGAAATGGTGGATGATGGGGAAATTGCCGCCGTTCTAATTGATGATGAAGCAACCTTGAAACGGGTGTACTATGATCAGGAAAGCAATGTTATTCAGTTGTTTGCAGAAAATCCACAATACAAAACTATGCGCTTTGCTGGGGAAGAACTGGATCATATTAGAATTTTAGGAAAGGCCGTTGCTCTCCAAACAGATATTAAGTAAGGAGTGATCATTTTGTTCGGCAAGAAAAAAGAATTTGTTTCTGTTGGCCCTCTGGTTGATGGGTTGCCAGTTCCAGCTCTAACACCAATCATTGCAAAACTGATCCCGGAAGGGTTCAATTTGAAAGCCTTGATCGGAACTAAAAAAGAGAACTGGAAGGAATTCAATTTGTCATTGAATAAGATTCAGAATGTTCAGTTAATGAATGAACGGGAAATTCAACAAGTGATCCAGCAATCAGTTCCGGGAATGATCTTGGGTGCGGCGGCTTTCGGTGCGTTGGGGGCTATGGTTGGCGGTAGGGTTCAGACAAAAGAGAAAATCAAGGTTTCCACCCTTCTTGTGATTGATTATGAATCTGATGGGGGAAAACAAATTGTTTTGAATGTGTCCGACAATCTGAAGGACAGTGAACAAGTGGTGAAGCAATTTCAAAACATGAAGCCTGTTCAGAATTCCCCGGTTCAGCTTTAACAATCCTTCAATATCCAAGATCAAAGCCGTATTGGTTATATTTTTCATATTTCTTATATATACTTTTTTCAATTACATATTTGAAGTATTTGCACCATCTTGAATGTTGAAGGAATATTATAAACCCCTTATTTCATAAGACTTTCAATCCATTCAATATCCATTCAAAATACAAAAAAAAAGACCGCCCCGGTGCTGGAACACCGAAGCGGTCAGGCGAAACAAAACCCTATTGAAGTTAATGTTTCAACCACCAACGAACATTATATCACATGGGGTTTAGCTTTGCCATACCCATTTTCCTGAAAGGACAGGTGATATAATGCGAAATCCTAATGGGTATGGGACAGTTGCGAAGCTGTCAGGCAATCGCCGCCGCCCATACATAGTGAAGAAAACTATTGGCTGGAATGATAAAGGCCATCCAATCTATGATATTGTTGGTTACACAGAAACCCGTGAAGCTGGGAATATGCTGTTGGCCGAATACAACCGTGATCCTTGGGATGTTGACCGGGCCAAAATCACAATGAAGGAACTGTTTGAACTCTGGAAGGAAAAGAAGGCTCCCAAGCTGGGGGAATCCAACCGTTCATCCTTGTGTTCAGCATTCAAGCATTGTTCAGCATTATGGGAAAAGCCCTATAAACAAATCCGATCCTATCAAATGCAAGAAACTATTGATGGTTGTGGGAAGGGGTACAGCACCCAAGCGGCAATCAAAAACCTATGGGGCCACCTTGACCGGTTCGCACTTGAAATGGATATAATCAACCGGTGCTTCTCTGATCTCCTTACTTCTGATCCCATACCACCAACCAGCCGCCTTCCATTCAGCAAGGAAGAAGTTAAGCGGGTTTGGGAACATCATTCTGATCCTTGGGTTGATACAGTTCTGATTCTGCTTTATTCTGGTTGGCGGATCAGCGAACTTCTAAACCTGAAGCCGGAAGATATAGACCTTCAGGCCGGGACTATGAAAGGCGGCACAAAAACCAAGGCCGGTAAGGATCGGGTGGTTCCTATCCACTCCAAGATCAGGCCATTGGTTGAAGCCCGTCTTTCTGAAAGCGGCCCCCGGCTGATCAGCTACAATGGGAAACCCTGTTCTATATCCCAATACCGGATTTTTTGGGCGGATATTATGAAGGCTCTGGAAATGAACCATACCCCGCATGAATGCCGCCATACCTTTGAAACCCAACTGGACAGCGCCGGGGCAAACCGGAAGTGTATTGATCTTCTTATGGGTCATGTGTCCAAGGACACGGGAAACCGGGTCTATAATCATAAGACTTTGGACGAACTGAAAGCGGCTGTTGAACTTATCCGATAGGGTTCAAGGCTGTGAACATTATAGGTCACTGAACACTGAACTATAAACATATTAGTAACAAGAAAACCCCGAACCCCTGAAAAATCAAGGGTTCGGGGTCATCTGTTTTTATTATACCATGCTTTCGAAAAGGAGAAAAGC